TGATCGGCTACGCCCTGTGCCTGGCCACCGAGCACGTGCTCTCGCGCCGCATCGACCGCCACATCCACAAGGGCCCGCGCGCATGACCCGCCCCGACCACCCCGGCCCGCTGAACATCGCCCTGCACTACGACCTGCACCGCGCCGAGATCTACGCGCGCATCACCGTAGACACGCAGGACCCCCACGAACTGCACGTCGACATCAAGAGCCCCGACAACATCGACAAGGTGCTCAGCCGCACCGTCGAGCGCGTGCTCGCGCGCCCCGTGGCCGTGCACCACGTCATGCCCGACCGGCCGCAGCTGTGGCTGGGCCGCACCGCCATCAACCTCGCCCCGCACCAGGTGCAGCCCGCCGCCGCATGGTGCCAGCGCTATCTCGACTGGCTGCGCGAAGGCGACCTCACCCAGACCGCGCCGCGGGCGCAGCAGGCCTCCGCATGACCGCCGCCGCCCTCACCACCCAGCCGCGCCCGCACACCGGCCGGCCCGACACCGCGGCCGACCGCGTGCTGCGCCTGCTCACGCCCGGCGTGCCCACGCTGGCCAGCACTGTCGCTGACCTCACCCGCCACAGCGAGAGCTACGCCGCCGACCTGCTGCAGCGCCTGCACCGCCGCGGCCTGGTGCAGCGCGTGCGCCACTACAGCGGCACTGTCGGCCAGCCCGCCTGGGCCTACATGAGGCCGCAGGCATGAACGTGCGCTCGATCCCGCCCAAGGCCGACTGGAAGCGCCACCACCCCACCGCCCGCGCCATCGCCGACCGCCTGCTGCAGCACCGCGACGTGCTGCGGCTCAGCACCGGCCTGCTGGTCCAGGACATCACCACCACCCACCGCGTCGGCGCCACCACGGCCAGGCTCGCGGTGGGGTTTGCGAGGGCATCCGCTTGACCCCCTTCCGCCGCCTCGCCGAGGCCATCATCCGCCGCGTCACTCGCCGCCCACCCGACGTCATCATCGGCGGCGCCGACGCGCCCTACCTGCGCCGCTGGCACGTCCTGCCGCGCAACCGCATCTTCAACCTCTACCTGCACCACTTCCTGCGCGACGACGACGACCGCGCGCTGCACGACCACCCCTGGGCGTGGTGCAGCCTGGTGCTGGCTGGCGGCTACTACGAGCACACCATCGCCGCCGGCGGCATCCACCGCCGCCGCTGGCGCCCGGCCGGCAGCCTCGCCATCAGCGGCCCGCGTCGCGCGCACCGCATCGAGCTGCACAAGCTCCCTGCCGAACACGCCCCGCTGCCCGTCACCTGCTTCACCCTCTTCGCCACCGGCCCCACCGTCCGCAACTGGGGCTTCCACTGCCCCAAGCGCGGCTGGGTGCCGTGGCAGCAGTTCACCGACCCCGCAGACCCGGGCATCGTCGGGCGAGGGTGCGAGCCGTGATGCGCATCGAGTGGATGCCCAGTCGTGACGGCTCACTGGATCGGGTCACTGTGGTCGACCGACGCGCGGGCTACCAGGCGAAGGTGCGCAACGCAGACCTGCACATCACGCTCGACTTCCGCAGCCGCTACGCCCGGGGCCTTGCCTACAAAGCCCGGGCCGGACTGATCTGCAAGCAAGGCGTCGATCACGCCCTGCGCGCCGCCCTGCAGCAGCTCGACTGGACCCCACCCCACCCCCGCCCCGACGCGCCGCCAGCCCGCGACTGCGCCTGACTCACTCCCGAGGCCACCCATGACCATCGCCCACAGCGAAGAGCTGCCCGTCGACGAGAACTCCATCGAACACCGCGCCGCCTGTCTGCGCGCCGCCGACGACGCCTACCGCGAAGCCGCCGGCATCGCCGCGATAGCCCGAAACAAGGAAACCGACGCACTCAACGCCCTGAATGCGGCCCAGGCAGCATTCGACAAGGCCGTAGAGAGCATGCGGAGAAGCGCAGCCCGCGGCTCGGACTGGAACCGCCTGCCCAGCTTTCCCGCATGACAATCACCCGCCCCGCCATGCGCTACCACGGCAGCAAGTTCCGCCTGGCCGACTGGATCCTGCCGCTGCTGCCCGAGCATCGCTGCTACGTCGAGCCCTACGGCGGCGCGGCCGGCGTGCTGCTGCGCAAGCCGCGCGCGGAAGTCGAGGTCTACAACGACCTCGACGGCGACATGGTCAACTTCTTCCGCGTGGTGCGCGACGCCCAGGCCTGCGCCGAACTGATCCGCCAGCTCGAGCTGACGCCCTACGCACGCGCCGAGTTCGAACTGGCGTGGCAGCCCACCGACTGCCCCATCGAACGCGCCCGCCGCACCTGCATCCGCGCACAGATGGGCTTCGGCAGCGCCGGCGCCACGAAGCAAACCACCGGCTTCCGCATCGGCCACCGCAAGAACTACCAATCCGTGCAGACCGACTGGGCCAAGTACCCCGCCCACCTCGCCGCCGTCGCCCAGCGCATGCAGGGCGTGCTGATCGAGCAGCGCCCGGCGCTGCAGGTGATGGCCGACCACGACGCCGCCGACACCCTGCACTTCGTGGATCCGCCCTACCTGCACAGCACCCGCAGCAAGCCCCGCGGCGCCACGCGCACCCAGGCCTACCGCCACGAAATGACCGACGCCGACCACGCCGAACTGCTGGCCGCAGTGCAGGGCCTGCGCGGCCTGGTGATGCTCTGCGGCTACGCCAGCGAGCTCTACACAGACACCCTGCGCGGCTGGCTGCGGCTCGACAAAGCCACCCGCGCAGCGTCTGGCCAGAGCGGCGGCGCACCCCGCACCGAATCGCTGTGGCTGAACCCGGCCGCGGCCGAAGCCCAGCAGCAGGGACGGCTCATCGCATGACCAGCCCCGCCCGCCGCATGAAGCAGCAACCCCTGCCCCTGCCCGACACCCGCGCCACCGCCGCGCACTACCGGGCATCCGCCGAGCGCGCCCTGGTCGACAGCAACTACACGCCCACCGAACAGCGGCAGCGCCACGCCTACTACCTGCAGAAAGCCCAAGAACTCGAGGCCCAGCGCAATGAGCACTGACACCCCTACCGCACAGCCCGAACCCACTCGACAGAGCTTCTTCTCTATCGACGAAGAGAACTTCAACTACGAAACCAAGTGGGAAGCGATGGGCGCGATGGACGACGAAAGCCGTCTAAACGTCGGCGCCGAGTACGAAGAGGGTGTGTTTGAGCATGCCGACCCGCGCGACGCCTTCGACGTTAAAGACCTGACCGAACGATACGATGAATGGCTGTCGGACAACGCCTACCTTGGCGAAGACGGCGAGTACTTCACGCTGTTCAGCACCGACGCCCGCGCCGAGCTCGACCAACTACTCCGCGCCTGGCACGACAAGCACAAGCCCAACGTGACCCTGTGGAAGCCGGTCGGCCGCACGATCACCCACACAGTCACCGCCGAAGATCTCGCCGAGTTCCACGCCGGCAACCCGGGCGAGGGCCGGTGATGAGCCATCAACCCGGCACCACCCTCAAACCCCTGGTCAAGCTGCCCAAGTCCGGCGACGCCTGCTGGGAATGGATCGGCCGCGCCACCGCCGGCGGCTACCCGGTCAAGCAGTTCAACGGCGCGCCCATCCCGGCACGCCGCTGGATCTACACCCAACTGCTGGGCCCGATCCCCGACGGCCTGGTGGTGGCCGCGCGCTGCGGCAACCGCATGTGCGTCAACCCGCTGCACCTGTACGTGACCTTCCAGGCGCACGCCAACCGCGACGGCAGCAACACCGTGCTGACACCGTCCGACGTCGCCGAGATCCGCGCCAAGGGCCGCGCTCGCACACCCAGCCTCGCCCGCCTGCTGGCCGAGCGCTACGGCGTCACCCCGCAGACCATTCGCGACGTCTGGCGCCGCCACAGCCACCGCACCCCGCGCAAGCGCCCCGATGCCAAGGCCGTCAACTTGCCCGCCACGCTCGCCGAACCCGAGGCCGAAGCCGCATGACCACCGCCAGCCGCACCGTGCAGCGCGCCCAGGCCCTGCTGCAGCAGCGCGAAGAGGTCGGCCGCGCCAAGTACGGCACCGACGTCGATCGCACCGACCTGCTGGCCAGCGACTGGCTGCAGCACGCGATCGAAGAGGCCGCCGACAAGCTGCTCTATCTGCTGCGCGCCCGCGACCAGGTGCGCGCATTGGAATCGCAGCTCGGCCCCACCACCGGCGACCTCAGCCCCGTCGAGACCGCCTGCCTGCATTCGCTCAAGACCCTGGGCCCGATGAGCACGGAAGCCGCCGCCATCCTCGCCCGCAGCACGGAAGCCCGCACCAGCCACGCCCTGAACAAACTCTGCCGCCGCGGCCTCGCCCGCCTGCAGCCGACCACCCGCCCCGCCAAGGGCCGCCCCATCAAGGTCTTCGAGGCCCGCCATGACTGACCCCAGCACCGACGAATACACCCTGCTCGGCCTACTCGCCGACATCCGCGCCGCCGCCGGCGACCGCGAAGGCCGGCTGATGCAGCCGGAGCTGGTCGAGCACATTCGCGGGCTGAAGGCTCGGGCCGATGAGGCCGACAGACTCCGCGCCGAGGTGGCGGTGAAGGACGCGCGGATTGCGGAATCGGACGAAGCCCTGGTCGAGGCAAACAAACTGCTTGGCGAGTTTTCGTCGGAACGCGACCGCCTCCGCGCCGAGGTGGAGGCGCTGCGCAACCGCTGCCAACAGGCGCACGACGCGATCTTGAGCGGCGAGTCCGACTCCGAGCTGCTAGCTAGGCTGGATTTCTGGACAGCCGCCCGCGCCGAAGGCGGGAAGGGGGTGGGGTTGTGATCCGATCAGGAAAGTTCGCCGACCCGTGGCGCGGCGACGGATGGTTCATCGCTAGTAGAAACTGGCTGATGGCCATCCGGTGGCGGTGGCGCTTTGCGTTTGTGCGCCCGCCCGGAAAGCCCGGTTATGCCCGGCTGTACGTCGGGCCTTTTGAGATCGAGCGCAGGGCCGAGTGGGCAGCCAAGCGAGCCGCCCGGGCGAAGGAAGGTGCGGAGTGATGCACATCTATGATTCGCGAGTGCGCCTGACTCACATCCCTTCAGGCCGCGTCGTCATCACCTCCGGGCACTGGCGTGCCTCGCTGCACCGGATGCGTGAGAACGCCATGCGATTGCTGGCATCGAAGCTCTGGCGCGACGCAAACGAACCGGCCGACATGGCGCGGGAGGTCGCGGCATACATCCTTCCGGACGATGTGGAAGCCCCGCACGATCTGGCGCCGTACCGTATCGGGCCTGCGATTGGAGCCGCCCAGCACGGCGAGGGCCAGAACCATGGCTGACGGCACCCAGCACCATTTCCGCTTCCGCTGGACCGCCGACGCGGTGGCCACCCTGCGCCACCTGTACCCCGACCACGCCGCACAGGACGTGGCGGTCGCGATCGGCTGCAGCACCTCAGCCGCGCACAACAAAGCCGCCGCGCTGGGCCTTAGCAAGTCGCGCGCGTGGTGGGCACGCGAAGCTGAGCGCGCCAAGATCGTCGGCGCTGCCAGCCGCTTCCGCCCAGGTCAAACGCCCTGGAACAAGGGCACGCATTTCGTGGCCGGCGGCCGCAGCGCCGAGACGCGATTCAAGGCCGGCCGCCCTGCGCACGAAGCGGCCAACTACCTCCCCATCGGCAGCACCCGCATCACGAAGGATGGCTACCTTGAGCGCAAGGTCACCGACGACCCCGCCCTGGTGCCCGCCCGCCGCTGGGTGGCCGTGCACCGCCAGGTGTGGGAAGCCGCGCACGGCACGGTGCCGCCCGGCCACGCCGTCGTGTTCAAACCCGGCCACCGCACCACCGCCGAGGCCGAGATCACCCTCGACCGCATCGAACTGGTCACGCGCGCCGAGCTGATGCGCCGCAACAGCTACCACACGAACTACCCGCCCGAGCTGCGCACGCTGGTGCAGCTACGCGGCGCCCTGAACCGCAAGATCAACAACCGCCGCAAGCGGCTGGAGCCCACCCGATGAAAAACGCCATGGTCGACGTCCGCAACCACATCGTCGCCGCCCTCGAGCGCCTGGGCGAAGAGGAAATCAAGCCGGACGACCTCAAGCGCGCCGCCGCCATCAGCGAGCTGGCCAAAACCTTCACCGACACCGTCCGCGTCGAGATCGAAGCCATGAAGCTGCTGTCCGTGAAAGACCAGCTGCCCGCTCCGCTGCGCCCGAAGCCCTTTGAATCGCTCGAGCACAGCCAGTCGTGATGAGCACCGAGACCATCATCCTCACCGCCGCCGAAGTCTGCGACATGCTTCGGCTCAGCACGCGCACATTCGAGCGCCGGCACACCTGGCGGCCCAAGTTCCCGGCGCCCCTCACGCGCAGGCCGCTGACCTGGACGCGCGAGGCTGTGATTGAATGGGTGCGCAAGCGCGATGCTCTCGCGCAGAGGGAGGCGGCGTGAACAGAAAATTAGAAGGTATGTCGCGGGCTGACCTTTGCGCGCTGATGCCGCCGGACTGCCTGATGCATCCCGACCCCTCGCTTTCGCTTCAGCTGCGGCAGCTGCTGAAGGCGTTGACTTATCCCGCATCGCTAGACGCTTACCGCAGGGTTGCGAATCAGACAGTTTTTTCTACTGCCGACGTTCACGCGGCCCATTGCTGGATGTCGAGCAATGGGCAGCTGAACCCCTAACCCAGCTTCGCCGCCAGCTCCTCAGCCGTGCTGTTGTAGTAGAGCATCAGGCTGCGCGGATCCCGGTGCCCCACCATCCGCGCCAGCTCCAGCACATCCAGCCGCTTCGACAGCCTGAAGATTGCCTCGGCCCGCGAGTCATGGAACCGCAGCGCGGCCAGCTCGCGCTTCAGCCCGGCATCGCCACGCTTCTCCGCATCTGCCGCCGCCCTGCCTTTGGCCTTGCGCCACAGCGCATCGCGGCTGGCAGCCGACACACCGGCCACCGGCTCGCCGGCCTCACCCGGCCCGAGCAGATCCAGCAGCGCCCGCGCCGCCGTAGATAGCGGCACCTCGCGCGCATCGCCGTTTTTTGTGGCCGGCAGCCGCACCGACTTCGGCCGCACGTCCGCCCAGGTCAGGCCCAACACCTCGCCGGAGCGCATGGCCGACTCCAGGCACAGCAGGAAGCACATCGCCACCCGCTGCGACAGCGTCACCGGCCGCGCACCGCGCACGTAGCCCAGCGCCTGCACCATCGCATCCACCGCCGCCGTGCTGATCCGGTTGCGCCGGGCCGGCGGCGCCTTGGGCTTGCGCAGGTCGCGCAGCGGGTTGACCGACAGCAGCCCCCAATCCAGCCGGCAGGCCTCGAGCACGCAGCCCAGCAGCACGAGCTCGCGCTTGACCGTGCCCGGCGACACCTCGCGCAGCCGCGCATCGCGCCACTCCGCCAGCCGCGCCGTCGTCAGATCAGCAAGGGCCACGCCGGCGATGGCATCGCGCTCGAACGCCAGCAGCCGGATCCGCTCCCACTTCTCGCCCTTGTGCTGCGGCACCACCTGCTGGCGATAGCGCGCGCACGCTTCCCCAAGCAGCAGCCGCGGCGGGCCGTCGGCTTGCCGCAGCTCGGCTTCCATCCGCAGCGCCCAGGCCGCGCCCTCGCCCTTCGTGTCGACACTCTTGCCCCGCCGCTTGCCGTCGACGTAGACCTCGACGTACCAGCGCCGGCCGCGCTTCCGAAATGTGGCCACACCGCCCCCCGGCTGACGTAGTTTCTGACGTAGAGCCTAGCGGTTTCGGGGCGGACTGTGGCGGATAAGGCCCAAGGTCCAGACAGCAAAAAGCCCGCAAGCACAAGGCGTTGCGGGCTTTAGGCGGTCACTGCGGGTGGCAGCGGGATATGCGGTGGTGCCGGAAACAGGCACCCGAACCCCGCGTTATTGCTGGCGTTCCGGGCCGGCTGACGTAATTCTGACGGAGTGCGTCAGATGCGGTCGATGCGAACCACCCGGCCGCTCTGAATCCAGAACTGCACCATCCCCGTGGTGCGCTCGTACTCCCAACGCTCGCCGACGCCGGCGCCGAAGACGTTTTCGAGCTGGACGATCCGCCACGGCTCTCCGCAGGCGCGGCGGACTTTCGTGATCACGTCACCCACGGTGATGACGGACTGGCCGCAGCTTTCGCTGTGTGATCCGCTGGCGTGGGCCAGGCTGGTGCTGAGCGCGGCGGCCAGGGCGAGGGTGGCGATCAGGGTGCGCATGGTCGGTCTCCGGTCGGTGGAGCTGGGTCAGACGTCGCCGCGCTGCGCGCGTGACGCGGCATCGAGTAGAGCACGGGCGATGCAGGCTGTCGCACTGGAGGCGTAGCCGCCGGCCTGCAGGCTGTCGAGCGCGGCGGCGGCCTCGGGCGGGAGCACGCCCCGAGGGGTCGGACGCGCGCCGGCGGCGATTGCCTTGGCCCGCGACCGCTCGACACGCTCGGCCAGGGTGGCGGGGCGCTTGGGCCCGCCTTTCTTGGCCGTCATGCTGACTGCGACCGCGAGTAGATCATGCTCACCGTGCCACCAATGCTGGCGTAATGCTCGGCCGCCTCCTTGGGCCCAGCCAGCGTAGCTGGCCAGCATTCCGCACCCACCGCGGCGGCGTCTTCGTCGCAGATGATCGTGAGGCCAGTCGCTTCGGCGACAGATTGCGGATCCGGTGAATCGGCGCGGCGCATGAAGATGTCGAGCGAGAAGAACTCGACGGCGCTCATGCCACCACCTCGACAAAGCCGAGGTACTCGCAGTCGCGCTCCACGGCCTCAATCATCTCGCCGTCCTGCCCATCCTGGACACAAGCGACCTGATCGCCGCTGGCGTCATAGACGTGGTAACCGGTCACGGTGCTACGCGGGTCGGCGCGGTGGTAGACGTAATCCCGCCCGAGCTCGCCGATGCCCTCATCCAGCAGGCGAACAGCCTCGATGATGTCGGCCTCGCTCTTGGCAGTCCAATCGCTCTGACGGCCGACCAGCTCTGCCGCGGTGTCGCCGAAGATGTAGCCAGAATCGTTGTCGATGGTGATGAAGCGCGCCATGTCTGTCTCCCGTTAGGGCCAGCGGTTGCTGGCGTGGGGATAGACTCTCACGTTAGGGCTCTAACGTCAACACCCGCACCGATTGATTTTTTCTATCGAATCACACCGCCAGGTCGAGAATGGTCGCCACCGTCGGCGCCTCGCCCTCGATCACGCCGTCGCGGACGAACGCGAACGCGCCCTCGGCGACGCCGGTACCGAGCGCCTTGAACTGGCTGGCCGTGCCCGGCAGCTGCACGACGCTCGTGCCGTCTGTGTCGTGGGCAATCACCTCGACCAGCATGCGCGGCGCGCGGGGCAGCAGGCCGCGGAATTGGGCCCACAGGCTGACATCAGTCATGGTGGTGGCGCTCCAGGGTGAGGGTCTGGCGCACGCTGTTGGCCTCGCCGGACTTGCTGGCATCGATGCGCACGGCCATCACCTGCCCGCGCCAGACGTCGGGCTCGGCTTCGGGGTCGGCCGGGTCCAGCGGTTCGCTGACCTGCAGCAGCGCGCGCAGCGGCAGCAGGCCGGGCGCGGCGGGGCTGGGGAATAGCGGGATCTGCAGGGTGGGCGTGCTGACGCGGCCGGCGCGGGCGATCTCGGCGCGGCCGCGTTCCTGCAGGGCGTCCTCATTCGCGAGCAGGCGCTCGACGATCTGCGTGGCCTGCACCTCGCCGCCGGTGCCGTCGATTCGCACCAGCGCGCCGCTGCCCACGCCGTCGAACACATAGACGCCATTCGCCCCGGGGCCACGCGCCGCCCCACCGCTCAGGCTGGCGATGATGTGCGCGGGGATCACGGCATAGGGCGAGGCCGTGCCCCAATCCCACGGGCTGGTCGGGTAGCGCGGGCGCACCTGCAGCTCCAGCGTGGTGCGCGCCGTTTCGATGCCGGCGCCGATCGCGGCAGCCAACTCGCCCAGGGCCTGCATGGCGGTGGCGTCCTGGTAGCTCCACCGCTCGCCCGGCACCAGCCAGTCGACCGCGTCCCACACCAGCGACCAGCCGGTACCGAATAGCTGCTCATCGCCAAGCTGATTCGCGGTGCGCGCCTCATCCGGCAGGCCGGTGCGCGCGGGCGCGTAAGGCGCGTCGAGCAAGGCCGAGCGCGAGCGGATCTGCAGCGAGGCGGTGTTCGACCCGAAGCGGCGGTTGTCGCTGTAGTCGTCGACCAGCAGCACCCAGGTGTAGCCGTTGATGCTGATCTCGATTTCAACGGGCTCGGGGCTGGGCTTCACCCCGGCGAGCTCGCGGAACGGGATCTGCGCGCTGCCCTGCCAGCCGTAGCTGTCGACGTCAGTCGCCAGACTCACGCTCAGCACGTTGAGCGGCGCGCGGCCGGGCAGCACCACGGCGGAAATGACGGGGACCATGATGTACGCCTCGCGAATGATCGGTTGCAGGGTGCCGCCTGGGTTGCCGGGGTTGGGGTCGATCGGCCACGGCGTGCCGATGCCGACCTGCCGCCGGCCGGCCGGGCCCCAAGGCAGCGCGACCACCGCCCCGCGCGCCGCGGCTTGGCGCCAGAACGCGGCGACCGCGCGGTTGCGCTGCTCGGCCGTGCCCCAGGGCGTGGCGAGCGCGCTGTTGATCTGCGCCGGCACGCCCCAGCCGGCGGCCAGCGTGTCGGCGGCGGGGGCCGCCGTGCCCCAGGGCAGCCCGCGCGCATCATTGACGGGCGTGGACTGCCCGAACGGCAGCTCGACCGCCTGCTGGATCTGCTGCGAGGCCTGGCCGAACGGCAGCCGCAGCAGCTGGTTCACGACATCGGGCATGCCCCAGGGCGCCGCGGCCTGCGTGCCGGCCGGCTCGGCATCGCCCGCCGGCAGCGCCACGCCCGTGCCCTGCGCCTGCACGCTGCGCACCGGCAGGCGCGTCATGCGCTGGCGGCCGGTCGGCAGCTCCCACCGAAAGCCGCCGCCCAGCAGCCGCGAGGGCACCTGCACGGCCGGCACCAGCTCCAGGCCACGGTACGTCTTGGCCGCGCGGTAGGGCCCGGGGTGGCGGTAGACCGTCGCCACGCTCAGCCGCCCCAGGCGTAGGCGTAGCCAGCGACCACGGTGCCGCCCCCGCCGCTGCCCTCTTCCAGCGTGACGGTGACGGACGTGCCAGCGACCACGATCGACCAGCCGCGCGGGGCGCCGACTTCGCTGGCCCAGTAGGTGCCGTTGTCCAGGCCGTTGACCTGCCACTCGCCGGCATCGTCGGCGATGGCCGTGGCCACGCGGCCCGAGCGCAGGAACACCGCCACCGCAGCCCCCGGCGTGGCGCCTGCGCCGGTGATGACAGCGGCCGCGAATCGGCCGAAGGCATAGCTGGTGACGCGCAGGCCGTTGCCGGCGATGACGCCGATGTCGCCGAGGTGGCTCACAGCGGCGGCACCTGCCAGGTATCGGTGGTCTCGACCACCCATTTGCCGGCCGCGCTGAGCGCACCGCCCATCAGCTCGAACCGCGCATCGGGGTCATAGGTCGAGATGCCGAAGGTGTCGCCGAACGGCGCGGAGCCCGCCGCACCGCAGTTGTGCAGCGGCGACCACAGGTTCGGCATGACGCCGGCGGGGGCCTGGTTGGATGCGGTGGTGCCGGCTACTCCATTGATCCAGAGCTGCGGGGCGGCGAGCACGATTCGGCCTGCCCCGTCCGGAATCGCGGGGCCCACGATGCCCGGCAATCCGCCACCGACTGAGGTTGCACTACCGGTCACGAAGCTCGCGCGCGGCGCCTTCACCGTGCCATCTGGCGTGCGCATGGCGAATAGTCGCGTGGCGCCCGAGAACTGCGTCGCGGCGGGCACTGCGCAGCTGGCCGCCTGCGACTGGATACCCGAGTTTGATGAATTGCGCACCGTGATCAGGTACGGCCACGCATTGCCGCTGTCCAGCGGGTGGTACTTGCCGAACCGGTATTCGTCGTTGATGTTCGCGCTGGCACCGAACATCACATTCAGCACCAGCCAGTTCTCGCTGGCGATCAGCACCCACGCGCGGGCAGTGGTATTCAGCGTGTCGGAAGTGCGCCACGTCTCGCTGCCGGCAGCGACGTCGGAGAGCGAGGGGAACTGGTCGACCAGCGTGTCGACGTTCGTCGCACCCTCGGCCGCGCGCACCAGAGCCTCGCGATATCCGCCGGCACCGCCGCCATCCTGCTGCACGCGCAGGTAGCAGTTGCCGTCGACGGTGCGGTACACACCTTTATCCGTTCCCGAGAACACCTTCGTCCAGCCGAGCTTCGGCTTGCTGCCGTAGGCCGTGCCGCTGCCGACCAGGCAGATGTCAAACAGGTTTGGGACACCATTGCCCGCCGTACCATTGATGACCGGGGCGCCGGCATCGGTGCTGCGAAACTCGACGACACTCATTGCTGCACACCCTCAAGAATCAGAATCACACCCGGCACCAGCCCCGTGCGGCTGGTGATCTCGACCTGCACCAGGTCGCCCGCGGCAAGCTCCACCGTCCACCCCGTCAGGGTGTCGCTCTCGGCATTGGCGCCGCCGGTGCTGGCGGGCGCGGCGCTGGCGGTGATGCTGGTGAAGCTGCCGCTGCCGAACGGCTTGACCTGCACATCGAGCTCGATATCGCCGGTGGCACCGCCCTGCGGCAGCACCGACCACCGCTGCAGCTCGATGCCCCACGGCAGGCGCCAGACGAACACGCTGCCGACGGCCACGCTCTGCAGCGTGCCGTCCACGCTGCCGCTGCCGCCGACGAAGCCGAAGGTGAGCGCCCGCGCCACCGCTCCGCCGCCGGGCGCGCTTTCCAGCGCGGTGACGCGGTCCTGCAGGTCGGTGATAGCGGTCTCGGCATCGCCCAGGCCTTCGCCCAGCGCGCCGATCGACGTGGCCGCCCCATCGGCGAAGGCCAGTAGCCCGGCGATGGCGTCCAGCTCGAGCTGGTGCAGCACATCGTGCTCGGTGCCCTCGCCGTCCTCGCGCGTGTTCGCCTCGATCGGCGGCACCGCCTCGACTAGGGCCAGCAGCTCTGCGAGCGTCGGCATCGATCAGTCCCGGTCGTAGCGCGCTTGGATGCGAATGCGGTCGTCCAGCACCGTCGCCGGGCTGGGCGCCACGCAGCGGCCGACCCACACCGCAGCACCCGCTGCACCGGTGTTGAAGCGCAGCACGTTGCCGGTGGCCCAGCCCGCGCCCCACCCCGCCGCACGCAGCACGAAATAGGGCTCGCTGGTCACCGGGTTGATCGGCGCGAGGTCGCTGCCGGTAGTGCCCGTGGCGATCACACCCAGGTCTTCGCCGACCACGTTGTAGGCCGTGCTGCTCGTGAACTGAATGCGCCAGCGCTGGGTGATGCAGTCCGCGTTGATCACCTCGATCGGGTGCGAGATCGCGTTGTACGCCGCGCCACTGGTCGGCGGGTTGCCGATCAGCTCATCCGACCAGACATTCGTCCAGGTGTTCTGCGCGAACAGATTCGCCACCCGCGCCGACACATCGCCCCGCACCAGCGCCGAGCTGACCAGCGTGTTCGCCGCATCGAAGTTGCGCGTCAGCGGCTGGGCGAAAGTCACCGTGCCGTCGATCTGCGCATCCGTGCAGAGCATCATGTCCTCGACCGTGTGCAGCGCGGTCAGCGGCTCGGTGTAGCCGGTCAGGTCGAGCGGGTCGGCCATGGTCACGCTGCCGGCGACGCGGTCGACGGTGAACAGGTCCGCCGGCACGCCCAGGCCGTTGGCCGCGTAGATCGCCACGCTGGCCAGCCCGCCGCGCGGCAGCATGTAGGTCTCGCCGGCTTCGACCGGGTTGTCGAGTGCGAAGGCCTGCGTGTCGTGCATCACCAGCGTGTCGCCGGCGCGCAGCAGTTGCACGCGGCCGTCCTGCGGCAGGCGCACGGGGTTCACGCCGATGATTTCGGGGCTCAGCGGCAGGTTCGCCTGCACCACGCAGCTGAAGCGCACGGTGCCCGGCAGCGCCGGCTCGGGCCGCCAGATGTAGCCGTCGGCGTCGATTGCGTCCGCGTCGTACCACGGCGCGGCCAGGTCTTCCGGGCTCAGCCCGCTGGCGAGCACGTAGCGGCCGAATGCGACTTGCCAGGTGCCGTTGGCCGAGTCGACATAGCCGTGCATGTCGGCGGTGCTGATGTTGCCGTTCTGGTCCGCGAGCGCGGTGATCTGCGCGCCGTCCACGTACCGGTTTGCCTGCACGATCAGGCTGCCCGGCCGCACCGGCGCGCCCGGCGCCAGCCCCGTGGCTGCCGACAGCGGCAGCGGTCGCAGCTGGGTCAGCAGGGCCCGCACATCCAGCGCAGGCGCGATACCGCCGGGCCAGCTGGTGATCACCGCCTCGCCGGTGCTGTAGCTCAGCGTGCCGGCATCCACGCCGGCGCCGTTGATCGGGCTGGGGTTGCGCACCAGCCGGCCGCCGCGGTCCACGTAGCGCGCGCCGCCCAGCGTGAAAAGCACGCTGCCGGGCACGATCGTGTTGCTGGTGCCGCGCGTCAGCCGCACGCGCACCGGCGGGGCCGGCACGCTCTGCGTCTGCGCGCCGTCGGTCACGCCGTCTTGTTTGTACTGCAGCGTAACAGCGCTGCCGTTTTGGAAACCCACGCTGCGGGTTTCGTTGGTGATGCCCACCGGCCACAGGCCGAACTGCGCCTGCGCCGCGAAGTAGCCGGTGCTCGGGTCGACCACGCGCGCCGGCAGGCCCTGCTCGAAGTCGCTGTAGCTCAGCACCGGCGTGATGGCGGTGAAGTCCGGGTCGAAGGTGATCTCGCCCGTCGTGTAGTTGACCGCGCTGCCGGCCTTGATCACGCCGGCCGCGTCCACCAGCTGGCCGATGCCGTTGTCCGTCAGCTGCTGCGCGGTGCTGATGCTCAGCAGGCCCTGCTGGATCGTCTGCGGGTAGGTGATCAGGATGCTGCGCGGCCGCACCGGGGCCTCGGCCGCGGTGATCGTGATCGTGCTGCCGCTCTTCGTGGGGTTGAAGATCTCCGTCTCGACCGCGCCGCTTTCGTACGCGAGTTCGAAGGTCGCGGTGCTGTCCGGCAGCAGGGTCGGCCGCAGCGCCAGCTGGCCGGTGCCGTAGATGATTCGGCCAGTCGCGTCGCCAGTGATGCCGCCCACGCCGTTGTCGGTGGCCGTGCGCGTGACGCCGCCGGCTTCCCACTCGATTTCGAGCGTGCCCGGCTCGCAGTTGCCGGCCGCCAGCGTGATCTCGACCTCGGGCACCTGGGTGCCGATCGCCTGCGTGCGGATCTCGTAGGTGCTGTTCTGGCCCCAGCTGAAGATGATGCTGCTGCCCACATCCGGCAGCGCGCCCAGGGTGACGCTGGCCGTGCCGGTGATGTAGTTGATGCTGCCCACGCCCACACCCGGATCCGCCCGCAGCGAGCCCGCGCCGTCGTCGACCAGGGTGTAGCGCTTGCCCAGCGCGCGGTAGCTCACCTGCACGCTGCCCGGCGCCGGCGTGGGCGCCAGGTTCGCGATGTAGACCGTGCCGCGGTTGCCGAGCGTCACGCGGCGGTTCTCGGTGATGGCGGCCTCGGAGACATCGATGTACGGCTCGGCCAGTAGACGGATTTCGCCGGGCTGGATCTGGCCGCCGAAAGTGATCACGAAACTGAAGGTGCCGGCCTCGGAGTCGGCCACCACATCCGAGATACCGGGCGCCGCACCCGCGGTGAGCACGAAGCTGCCGTCCGGCTGCTCTGTCCACTCGCCGAAGTTGGCGGCGCTGCGCTCGATACGGATCTTCGCGGTGCCGCGGCGCCAGGGCATGGGCGACAGGCACGAGATAGTCTGCGTGCCCACCGGCAGCGTCGACCAGTCAAAGGGCTGCTGCACCAGCGTGATCGACGCGCCGGCCGGGTCCAGCCGCTTCGTGGTGCCATTCACCGGCGCATTGACCACCGGCGACTCGCTCACCGCCGCCGGCACCAGCTGGCCGAACACGCTTTCGCACTTGATCGTGAGGTCGCCGATGCTGGCATTCACCGCCAGCGGCACGGTGCCGTAGTAGCGCGCCGCGTTGCTGACCACGCTGGCGCGCAGCAGGCTGCCGGCTTGGATGGCGCCGTCGGCTTTCTGCACGCGCATCTCGCGGTTCGGCTGCGTGCCCGGCCATTCGTTCTGCAAGGCCTGCGAGATGGTCAGCGTGATCACGCGCGCGGGGTAGTCGCCGCGGTCGTCGGTGAAGATCTCGACGCGGTGCGCGATATCGGTCACGCGGATGAACTCTGTCAGCGTGCCCGCCTGATTCGCTAGCACGTACACCTCGCCGATCTCCGGCAGCGGCAGGTCAGGCCGCTGGAACACCAGCACCGTGCGCTGGCCGGCCAGCTGGCGGTCGTACGGCAGCATGCGCGTGACCACGCTGGCGTCGAGGTAGCGTTCGACCGCGTTGGCCGCCGTGGCGCGCTGGTCCGCCCAGCCGCGCGTGCTGAACAGGAACGCGCTCACCGCCGGGTCGGTCGGCACCGCCTGCACGATGAAGTGCAGGCCCAGGAAGGTGCTGGCGTCCTCTGTGTTCGCGATCGCGAAGAACTTGCGCAGGCTCACCGCGCCGTTGGTGCGGTCGATTCGGTCGACATCGTCGAACAGGTTGTTGATCTGCCCGTCGACGATCTCGACCGTGGTGGCCAGGCCGCCGCCGTCGGGGTTGTCGGTCAGCCGCTGCGGGCGATAGAGCTTGATGTCGGTCATGGCTTAGGGGTCCGGAGTGACGATGGCGCTCACGGCCAGCAGCCGCAGCTCGATCAGGTACAGGTCAGTGGCCTGCTGCGGCACGATGTGCTTCCAGGGGCGCGCGCTGAAGCGCTCGGCACCGCTGCCGCGAAACAGCACGGTGGTGGTGCGGCCGTCGGGCAGCTCCAGCGCGAGCGGCGTCGACTGCGTGCGCGGCGTGTCCACCAGCGCGCGCAGCGCTTCCACCGTGGCGCGCGCGGCCAGCGCCCAGTAGTTGCCGCCCTCTTGCCCGCTGCGCAGCGTGATCGGCCGGCCGGTAAGCTGCGCCGACTCTTCGACCAGCAGCGCGCCGGCGAGGCTGATCTCGACCTGCTGGGCGACCGGCGACCAGTCGTATTCGTCGACCCATTCCAGGTCGTCAGGCAGGGCGACGCCGCCGAGGTTGCTGGCCATCAGATTCGAAACCTCTGTCCGGTGATGCCGCGCGAGCTGACGCCGAGGATCTGCACCACGCGCTGGGCGATCTGCTCAATCGCCGGGTCGCCCAGCTCGCCCAGCAGCTCGCCAGGCTTCTGGCGGTTGGCCGCGATCAGCTCGATCTTCTGCGGCGGCAGGTTCTCCCGCGTCGAGGCCAGCTCGCGCGTCAGCCCGACCTGCTGCGTCAGCGCGGTGACAGACGCCTGCTGCACACCGGCGCGCTCTTTCTCCACTTCGAGCAGCTGGCGCGCGTACTCGAGATTGCGCTCGCGCTCGGCCTCCAGGCTCAGCGTGGCGTTCTGCGCAATGTCGGCGCTGGTGTTGGCGAGGTTCTGCGCACTGCGGTTGCTGTTGTTGTAGGCGCGCTCGAGCTCTTCGACTGTGTCCGTGGCCAGCTTGATGCGGTCGATCTGGCGCTGGTAGAACTGCTCGATGGTGAAGCCGGTGCCACGGACGCGCTCGCCCACCCGCAGCGTGCTGTCGAAGGCCTCTTCCGCTGCACCCCCCAGCGCCACCGCCCTGTCGCGCAGTTCGCCGAACTTGGCACCCAACGCCGCCAGCGGCCCGCCGGTGACAGTGCTGGCGCCGCGGCCGATGTTGCCGAAGCTGTCGTCGGCGGCTTGCTCGACACTGCGCAGCGCATCGCTGGCACCGCCCGCAGCGCCACTGATCCCGCCCAGGCTGCTGGCCGCGCGGTCGCTCGACGCGCTGAACCGATCCAGCGCAGCCTTCGTGTCGTTGATTTGCACCGTGGTGCTGTTGATCTGCCCCTCGACGCCCGCGAGCTGCGCCTGCAGTGCCGAGGTGTCAATGCCATCGCGCAGGCCCTGGGCGATGGCGCCGGCTAGCTGGTTGGCCTTGGCGGCCAGCTGGCTGCGCGAGGCGTCGAGGGTCGCCAGCAGCGCGCGAGTCGCTTCCTCGCCCGCGTCCACGATCTGCTGGAAGCTGCCGGCGGCTTTGCTGGCGGCGTCTTCAATGCCCTTGATGCGCGCCTTCGTGGCGTCCATCAGTGTGTTGAATTGCTCGGCGCTCAGCCGACCTTTGTCGAACGCCGTCTTCAGCAGCTCGCCAAGACGCTCGACTTCGGCAACCGTCTGACTGCGACCCAGGGCATTGTTGAACGCCTCACCGATCTGCGCGCCGGTCGACTCGGCATTGACCACGATGCGTGCGAACACACCGAGGATCTTCTCGCCCTCTTCTGTGATGGCGTTGCCGGCGTTCTGTGCAGAGACGCCCAGCTCCTTGAGCGCATCGGCCAGGTCGCGCGCTTGGCTTTGGTCGGCGAAAGCCGCCTTCTTCGCGCGATCGATCCGGGCGAAGCCTTCGGCAACCACGTCCAGTGCGGTCTTGAACTCGCCAAGGCGACGCTGCGCGTCTTCCAGCGCTGCGGCGTCGTTGGCCTCCTTGGCCTTGGCCTGCACCGCTGTGAAGTAGCGCTCGGCTGCTTCCAGCCGCTGCCGGTAAAGGATCAGGTCGCCTTCGCCCAAGGCATTGAGCTGTTCCTGCGTCTTGATCTGAGTGTCGGCGTACTTGCCGTAGACCCTGATCACTTCCTCGATCAAGGCCGCGCGATCGCGCGCGTACTGCCGCTGACTAGCCTCGAAAGACTCCAGCTCGAGCAGGCTCTGCTGGTACGCGTTGATCGCCTCATTGAGCCGCTTGAATTGGCCCATCAGGAAGTCGAACGCGATGATGCCGATCGCGATCTTGATGTTGGCCGGGATAGCCGCCAGCCGCGCGCCCAGACCACCGACCACACCGGTCAGCGTGCGGGCCTGCACTGCCGCCGCGACCATGCCCTGCGCACTCGCCGCCAGGCCAGCGATGAAGGGCGCGAACCGCACCGCGAGATACGCCTTGCCCAGCAGGATCAGCGCGCCCGAGTAGTCGCGCACGAACACCACGGCCGACTTCACCGCCTCGGCCGTGGCGACGATGCCATCGCTCACGCTCTTGGCGTACTGGGTCAGCGTGCCGTCGGCAGCGAGGCGCCGCACTTCGGCATTCAGCGCCGCCAGCTGGTTCTTGAAGAACTCGAGCACGCCGCTGTTCGCGACCGTCTCCAGAAACTCCTGCGCGCGGTTTCGCACCAGCTGGAACTGTGCGCCGAGCGTGCTCAGGCCACGCGCCGCGGCGCCCTCGCTGGCGCGGCCGATCTCCTGCAGCAATGCCTGGATCGTCTCGCGGCCGAGCTCGCCGCGCTCCGACAGCCGCTGCAGCTCCTGAACGTTCTTGCCGGTCGCCTGCGCCAGCAGATCCCACACCGGCACGCCACGCTCGACCAGCTGCAGGATTTCCTCACCCTGCAGTTTCTGTTTCGACCACGCCTGGCCGACGGCGAGGATGATGCCTTCCAGCTGCTGCTGCGAACCGCCCAGCTTCGTGTTCTGGTCGATCAGGCTTTGCAGCGTGCCGTCGAGCGGATCCAGCCCGAAGCCCTTCAGCCGGGCCGCGGCCTCGGTGATGGCGTCGAAGCTCTGCCCGTTTTCATCCGCGATGCGGCGCAGCTCGCCGAAGACGCGGTTGGCTTCTTCCTGCGTGCCATACAGGCCTTCGAGCCTATCGCGCGTGCGCTCGGCTTCGTCACCGATGCGGGCGATGCCGGCGACGGCCTGCCCGGCTTCGCGCAAGCCCAGGAACACGCCGACGCTCGCGAGCACACCGCGCAGGCGATCGAAGATGCCGATGCCGCGCTGCGCGGAATCGTTGACGCGGTCCTGACCCTGCGCCGCTTCGGCCGCGGCGGCGCGGTGGCGCTGCAGCGCTCCGGCACTGGTGCGGCTGGCTGCGGCCAACCGGCGGAAGCGCTCATCCCCGTCGGCCAGCCGGCGAGCCGTGGCTTCAGCCGCCTCGGCGGTGGCGCGCAGGGCCTGAGCATTCGCCAGCGCCTGCTGCCGCGCCACGTCGAGCGATCGCGCCAGATCGGCCTGCGACTTTCCAAGGCCTTCGGAGGCGCGCTGCGCGGCCTGCAGATTGGTGCGCGCGCTGGCGAGCTCGCTGTCCAGCTTTTCCTGCGCGTTGGCAGCGCGCTCGTACTCGCGCGTGGCGCCGTTCAGCGCGGTGCTGGCCTGAGCAAAGGCGCGCTCGGCGGCTTTCTGAGCGTCGGCCGTTTCCTTGACTGCGATCTTCAGCTCGCGCTGGACCAACAGGCTCTTGTTGCCGCTCTCCGCGTACTGCTGCTGCTCAAGGCGCACCTGCGCGGAGGCCGCACGCGCACGCTCCAAGGCCTCGGAGGCTTCTTGCTGTACGCGCGTCTGCAGCTGCAGCCGAAGCCCAGCGCGATCGACTGCCGCGGCAAGCTCGCCCTGCTCTTGCTGCAGCTGCTGAGTGCGCTGGGTCAGGCGCTCCAGGCCCGCCGATGCCGCTGCGGTTTTCTGCAGCTCATCCAGCTGGCGCACGAAGTCGCCCATGGCGTCGTCGCTGACTTCCGCCGTGGTGTTCAGCTCTTTGATGGCCGCTGCGAGCTTCAGAACCTCGGGGTCACCCGAGGTCTGCAGCACCAGCTCGATGACCTGTTCAAACGCTGCGTTGGCCATCAGAGAATCCCCTGCTTGGCGAGGCGGCGCTGCAGCTCAGCGACATGGAAGTCGCGGGCGCGCTCGATCACCTTCAGCCGAGGGGCATCGCTTCCCAGGCTCCGCAACTTCAGCAGCGTGTCTTGCGACCGCTGCTGATTGCCCTTGCCCTGGGCCACCAACTCATCGCCGCGCATCATGTCGTTGGGTGACGGCCCGTAGAGCATTTCCAGCGGCCCGCGCCCGACGCGCTTCGGGCCCTTGAACGGGCGGATGCGCGCTGCCTGCCGGTCGTTGCCGTACTTCTTCTTGCCGCTGCTGTTCATGAACGCGCTTTCGATCATCAGCTGACGACCGCGCACGATGTTCACGGTGACGCCTGGCGACTTGGGGCCGGCCCACTTGGCGCCGAAGTCCATCAGCGGGAATCGCGTCTTCCACGCATGCAGGAAAATCGAGGCGCCGGTGATCTCGGTGAAAAGCCGCTTGTCGAGCTTCTTGCGCGGGATGTTGAAGACCGTGCTGATGCCCTCGCGCGCGAAACTCATCATGCGGCGCGCGGTGCTTACCGCCACTTCTTTCTGGACGCGGTCGCCGCGCTTCACCGCCGCACCGACGCGCGCCTCCAGGCCGAACTGGCGATTGGCCAGCTTGCCGTTGGTGGCCAGCTTGATCGTGCGGGAGAAGCGGTTTCGACGCGCCATGCTGTGCCTCGACAAGGATCGATGAAACGACCCCCGCGCGCCCTAGTCTGGGCTCTCCCTGACCGGTCCCACGCAACAGCGTGAGCGTTCAGGCGCGCGGGGCTCAGGCCTTACGTGTAGTTCACGAAGGTGTAGGGCGCGCTCTCGCCATCTGCCACCACGCAGGCGCCGGTCAGCGTCACCTGGATGGGCTGGTCGGAAAGCCAATCGACCTCGCCGTCGACGCCCAGCGTGGCCTGCGGGATGCGCAGCTCGCCGCTCTCTCCGCTGATGCGGTCTTCCATGTCGCCGGTGATGTAGAAGTCGCGAGTCGGCACAGCGCCGCCCTCGATCGTCACCGACACATGGGCGTCGTAGCTGGCCGTGATCAGCAGCGTGTCGCCCACTTCGATCGCCGCACCCACCGGCGTCAGCTGGCCACGGCGCAGGTCGATCTTGTAGTCGGTGCCCGCGACCAGCGTGGTGGCGCCAATCTTGACCACCGGCGCCGGCGAGGCCGCGAGCTTGCGGTACGGCAGCTGGATCGGGGCATCCACGCGGGTCACGGCGACGGGAGAGTCCGTGATGGACCCCGCGGTGACGGTCGCCGTCGACGACTGACCGAACAGCATGCTGGCCAGCATCAGGGTCGGCACTTCGAGCAGCTGGGCGGTGACAGTGGTGGTGCCCGGCAGCTGCGAGCGCAGCACCGGCTGCTGGTAGCGCGCGCCACGGCGCTTGCTGATGACGTTCTGCTCTTCGCCGGCCTCGTAGCCGAAGACCAGGCTGTTGGTTTCCAGAGGCTGGTTGAGATCCGGGTCCGCCGGCTCGGGAATGACGGGGGTCAACGCCCCGTTGCTGCCTCGCTGCCAGAACCGGATATCACCGGCGAACTGGCGCACTTTGGTCTGTGCCATTGTCGCGTCCTCTTGGGGGTGGAATGTCCGCCGGTGGGCGGTGCATGCGGCCGCGGGATGCGGCCTGTGCTCTTGCTCAGGGTGGCGTCAGGCTCTCCGTCAGTAGCGCGGTGAGGGTCAGCCGCACGATGATCAGCCGCAGCGATGCAGGCCTGGACTCGATCTCTTGCCCCTGGATCTCGAACGCGGACACGCCCTGCGGCAGCCACTCGCGCGAGCCGGTGCCAAGTGCCAGCGCCACATCTGCCAACACGCGATGGGCAGAGCGCTGCGCTTCTGTCGGCGGGCCCGGCACGATGCAGTCGACGATCACGGTGGTGGTGTCTTTCTTCGTGCGCGGCCCGCTGCTCTGAATGTCGCGGCTCAGGTCGTTGGTGTAGACGTAAGCCCGCAGGCTGATCTCGCCGGCGAGCTCTTCCAGCGCATAGCCTTCGATGCGCACATCGGCGCCGAGGTCGCTGCGGAAGCTGGGCTGCTCGATGATCTGCAGGCGCTGCTGGATTGCCTCCAACAGCTGATAGCTCAGCGGCTCAGACACGGCTGGCCTCCCACTCGGTGCTGCCGGTGTCCTGCCGGATCATCTGTTCCAACTCGAAGGTCTGCGCGCCTACCACCACGCGCGCGCCGCGCGCAGGCGCGGCCACGTCGGCGCGCAGCAGGGTGATCCGCGCCCACGTGCCCGGCAGGCGCGACAACTCGCCCACTTGAGCAACGTCGTCATCGACCATCACGCGAACAGGGATAGGTGTGGCGCCAGGGGCGATGCCGGTGTAGGTGCCGGTGTCGGCAATGCCCGCATCCGCGAAGGCGCTGTGCGCGATGGCGTCGAAGTCGGCGAGAAAGGCGTTACTCATCGCCCTGCCCCTTCGCGCCGGCGATGCCGTTGATGGCGGCCTTGTCGGCGTTGCACTTGACCAGCTCGGCGCGGCGCTGCGCGGCGACGCTCAGGCACTGGCTGAGCGGGCCTTCGGCGATGGGGTGCAGCTGCAGCAGCTCGGGGTCGATCGGCTTCACCACCTGCTGCACGCGGTCGACAAAGCGGACGCGATCGATGTACCGCACCTGCGGGGTGGCGCAGGCGGTGAGGGTGAGCAGCGCGAGGCCGCCCAGCATTGCCTTCGGCCAAGGCAATCGCCGCTTGCAGGCCCCGCTACATACGCGACTTCCGCACACGCATCGGGCCGCGGCGAGCACCGCCTCGCCTTTCGACTTTTCCAGCAGCACGCGCAGCGGGTCGTAGTGCTCCGACGCGGGATCGCGCCAAGGCTCGCGCGCCAGCCGCCGCGCCGCGGCGCGCTTTGCTCGCGCGAGCTTGGCTTCGGCGATGGCGCGGCGTGCGGCCAGGACAGCCGGCGGCGCGGTGGGAACCGGGTGCACAGACTCGACCACTTCAGTACCCCTCCAACTCAGGACACGCCGGGTCCAGCGCCTGCAGCGCGGCGGCGCACTGCGGCGTGCGGCCTGCGTAGCGGCCAGCGAAGGCCTCGGCCCAGCGGACGGCGTTGCGGCGGTGTTCGGCGGCGGCGGCCTTGTGGAAGTCGGCGTCGGCTTTGACCTCGGCCCACTGCGCCTGGCACTGACTGAGCGCGCGGTGGGCGTCGAGGGTGGCGGCTTCCCACTCTTCGTTGGCCGTGACGGCGCTGTCGCGCGCAGCGCTGCACGCGCCCAGGTCGGTCGCGGCCTGCGTTGCGTCCGCGCGCACGCTGCCGACATGCAGCCACCAGCCCGTGAGGGTGGCGATCTGCAGCGCGGCGGCGAGGCCGAGCACCTTGGCGGTGGCGCCGAGGGCGAGCATCAGCCTTCGTCCTCTTCCGGATCGGGCAGCGGGTTTGTGATCGGGCGGTTGACGCCCTGGCAGCCCGGGCCCTCGCAGGTCGTGGTCTGGCTGTTGTCGTCGGGGCTGGTCTGGCGGTTGTTGTCGCCGTAGTTGCCGGCGTTTTCGATCTGCGTGCCGGTGTTGATCTCGCCGATGCTGATGGCGGTGTCATCACCCACGCGGGCGCCGTCGCCCAGCAGGTCGCGGCCGGCGATCTGCATGTCACCGAACGCGATGTTCTGGCCGGCCGTGATGTTCGGCTGCAGCTCGGGGATCATGTTGAACGCGGCTTCGTTGCTGCGCGCCGATGCGCTGGACACATCGCGCACCACACCGCCGAGGAAGCCGAACTGCGCTTCGGCGGTGCGCACGCTGTTGTCGCTGCTGCGCCAGGCGACCGCGGCCGAGGCCAGCGGGCTGAGCTGGCCGATGAGCGCGAGGCCCACGCGGGCCGCGGTGCTGGGCTGCGGCACGTACTGCTGGGGCTGGGCATTTCCGCCGCCAGCCACATACGCGAGCGCCGCGAAGGCCTTGGTGTTCTCGACGCAGCGGTCGTCTTTGCAGGCGGACGTGTCGGCGAGCGCGGCAAGCTGCACGGAGCGCGCCGATTCGGCCGACTCTTGCCGCGCGTAAAACGCTGCCTCGCCGGTGGTGGCGCAGCCGCTCAGCAGCAGCAGCGCGGAGAGCAGCAGCAGGGTGATCAGGGTGCGCATGGTTACTTCTCCAGCACTGCTGCGTGAAGGGATGCACCGAGGTCTGCGGCTTGCTCCCTGGTGAGGTGGACCGCTGCGCCGGTACCGCCCGGGCTTCGGACCTCCACGAAATAGCTGCCGCCAACGCGCTTGACGGAGATAAACGCCGGAAGATCAGCGCCCGGCGCCGTATACGCATACACGTTCTTGTCCATAGCATTCAGTCCTCAGAGTTGGGGCGGTCACCACTAAGGCGGTCGCGCAGCCAGGGCCAGCGGTGTTCGATGGCGCGGCGGAAGAGTGCGTAGCTGACGGGGCCCCACAGGCCGACGGCACCGCCAACGGCGGCACCGGTGCGCCAGTCGAGGTCGGCGGGCCAGAGCGCGTAGGACGTCGCCAGGCCGAAGACCAGCGCGATCAGCTGGATCGTGCGGTGGCGCACGCGATCGGGCAGGCCTTCGCGCAGCCACGGCTTGACGAACTGCGTGGCGCCCACGGAGATCAGCCACGCCAGCAGCATCGGCGTGAACCACTGCGGGGCCGTGCCGACGACGTGAACCAGCAGATCCCAGGTGCCGCGGATCACAGCAGCACTCCGAGGGCGCAGCCGACCAGAGCCGACACTGAGCCGATCGCCCAGCCTTTCCAAGACGCCCGGAGCACCGCAGCCTTTCGCTCTGCCTGCATCGAGGCCACCAGGTGCACTCGCTCGTTCTCGAACCTTGCCCGCTCATCCCGCTGCGCGATCGCCACCGCGCGATCGATGCGGGCCTGCTCGGGCTCGAACGGCGGGCAGTCCTCGGGGTTGGTCTTGGCGCGGTCCACACCGTCGCGGATCTGCTCTACGGTCAGCAGCACCGGCTGCGGCTCCTGCCCTGGCTGCAGCAGGTGCACGACGATGTATTCCAGCGCGGCGCCGAAGCGGCGCGCGGTGTTGGGGATGCGCTCTCCGGTGCGGATGTAGCCGGTCACGGGCTGCATGTCAGTAGCTCCAGATCGCCGGCGAGGCGAGGCCGCGCCCGCCCATGCCGAGGTGGATGAACCGGGTGTTCTGCGGCCCTTTCTGCTGCACGCCGATGCGGGTGATGCCGCGGGCGGTGGCGATCTGGATCAGCCGCAGCGCGTCGGCGCCGCTCACCGCCACATCGCACGCCGCGCCCTGCGTGTGCTCGCCCGTGGTGTGGCCCTTGCGGGCCTCGACCGGGTGCGTCGGGTGGCGGTAGCCGCTGGTGATGCGCATCGGCCCGAAGTCGGCGCGGATGCGCTGCAGCGCGGCCATGAAGTCGCGGCGCATGTGGCAGGCACCGGTGTGCTTGCAGGCGAACTCATGCCGCCCGAAGTTCGGGTAGGCCGACCAGCCGCTGCGGCTGACCAGCTCGGTCTCTTCGGGATCTGGGTCGAGGATGATGACGGTAGACATGGCGCTACTCCGATGCCTGCGCACGCAGGCGGGCGTCTTCTTCAAGCCGGGCGCGCACCTCGCGCTCGACGCTGGGGGCGACGCGGTAGATGGCGTTGAGCTGGTGGCCGTGCTCGCGCAGCTGCAGGCGGGCGTCGCCGGCATCGCGTGCCATGAAGCCGGCGATCACCAGCATCACGACGCAGCAGCCCACCGCGATCGAGACACCCCAGCCGCCGGCGTTGACGGTGACGGTGATGTTTCCGCTGCCGCGCAGGGCCTTCAGCAGGCGCTCGGGGTCGATCTCGCTCATTTGCGACGACGCTCTGGGCGCTTGATGTGCCGGATGTCGACGCCTTCGCGATCGACCAGCACCAGCAGAATCCGCGCTACCCACTCAAGCTCATCCTTGAGATCGCTCACGTCCTCGCTCAGGTCGACGTTTTCGATCAGCGCCAGGCGCTTATCCATTCGCGCGAACTGGGTGTGCAGCCAGATCAGCCAGCCGCCCAAGATCACGCAGATCGTGAGCAGGCCGATCACCAGTCCGATGATTGCGTTGAGCTGATCGAGCACGGCGCAGTCCTGTGCAAGGGCCACGCACCGCCCGGCGAACCGGGCGATGCGGTTCGGGGTTTACGCGGTGAGGGTCGCGTTGCCCGGGGTGAGCTTCACGCGGCAGGTGGTCTGGGTGTTGAGGCCCGGATTCACCGCGATCGCTGCACCCATCAGGTCGCCGCTCGCCGGCGTGGCGGCGCTGTCGTCAAACGCGCCGAGGCCGCCGTTTGCGGACACGTCGAGCAACAGCTTCTCGCCGATGACGAAGACCGCGGCAGACACCTTTGGCACGTCGAAGATGCCCTCGATCGCTACGGTGCCAGTCGCGCCGTTCGCGATGGTGGTCAGCGCGACGGCGGCGATATGGCCGGCCTTGACCAGCTGGCCAGAAGCCACCGATGCGCCGGTGCTGTTGGTCCAGGGGATGGTGTCCCCCGGCGCCACATAGTTCTTTGCCATGACACTTTTCCTCTTTGAGGGGCCCGGCCGGGGTTCGGCCGGGCTTTGGCTATGGGGTGGTCAGGTCGGGACGATCAGCCGCCGGTGCCGGCGTTGCGCACGGCGCCGCGGAAGCCGACTGCGCCGGTGGCGTAGCGGTGCGAGACCTTCCAGTCGACGCCGTCGCTGCGGAAGTTGTCCTGCTGCTGAAGCGTCGGGGTCTGCACGCCGTCCATGAAGGACACTTCGAACACCGGCTCGGCCTCGGGCTCGGCGAGCATGTACCACGCGGTCGGAGCCATACGGACGGAGTCCACGACATCGCGGAACAGGCCGCGCACCACGTTGGGCTTGCGCTGCTGCTTGTTGGATTCGTCGTTGTATTCCTGCGCGTTCAGCTCGCGCGCCTTGCTGCCCAGCGACAGCGGGCCGAGCCACAGAGCAGGCGTGATGTCGAGGTAGTCGTTGGCGCCCGGGTCCATCTGGCTCGCCATCTGCTGGCGCATGGCGTCGATGATCTCGATCGACGGCGCGCCACCGGTGGCGGCGATGTTGTTGTGCGAGGCGTGGAACAGCGGCTGGCCGTCCGACATGGTCGGCCCGAAGCCGCCGTTGAGGGCGAACAGGGCGTGCACGTCTTTCTCGATCGTGCGGCCCGCGGCCTGGCCGAGGGCGCCAGCAGCCCGCAGGATCAGCCCCAGGTCGTCGTTGACGATGACTTCGGGGGTAACGCTCAGGATGCGGCCCTTGCGAACACCCTGCACCACCTGCTTTTCACCATCGCCCAGCACGCCGTTCTCGTACTCGCCGGCCTCGTTGACGACCTTCAGATCACTGAAGCTGGACAGCGAGTAGCGGTTGTGCGGGCGGTAGTCGGTCAGCGTGCCGATCGAGCAGAAGCGGCTCCAGGTGAACGGGATGAGGCGGTAACCCGCGATCACCGTCTTGTGCATGGTGTTCTCGAGCACGACCACGAAGTCGCTGGTGGTCTGCCGGGCCAGGGCCTTCTGCGCGATCTCTTCGCGGTTCATGTGGCGCGTGTCGACGCCCTGATGCCGCAGGAAGCTCTCGGCGATGGCCGACAGCGTCATGCTGCCGAACGGGTTGGCCTGACGCGCGGCTTCGGCCTCGGCGCCGGTGATGATGTTGTGGCGCGCCAGCAGCAGGTTCGATGCGGCGGCGCGCAGCTTGTCGCGTTCGTCGACGTTGTCGCCGCGCAGGGAGGGGCCGCCCGCCGTGCCCTGCACCGGCGAGCCCTGGCCGACGCGCGCCAGCAGACGGGCCTGCGCCTGTTCCAGGCTGACATTCGGGTCGGCGAGGACTTCGGCTTCGAGCTGGGCGACGCCCTGCATCTCGCGGAAGCCGGCGAACACGCCGCGGATGTTGGTGTTGCGCTGCTGGATGGCCGCGATGGCGGCATTGGCTGCGGCGATGGCATCGGCAGCGACCGCCGGCTGCGGGTTGGCTGCAACAGCAGCCGGGGCCGGCGCGGGAGCAGCGGGCGCCGGCGAGGGGGTCGGGGTGGGAGTGGGCTGGCCGCCTGCGGCAGCCGCCATTGCATTCACCAACTGCGTACGCATGGTCGGGTCCTCGATGTGCTCCAGTACGGAGCGCTGGTAGTCCTCGCTGAGCGAGGCGAAAGCGGCCAGGGAGCAGGCCGAATTGATGTGCGCGCGCAGCTGGGCGCGCGGTGCTTCCGGCGCCTTGCTGATCGCGTTGACGTAGCCGATGAGCGCAGCCGCGGCGGCGCTGGCGTCGAGCGCTTCGGGGCTGCCATCGATGAGGGTGTCGGCGAGCTTGGCCTCGATCGCCTGGGCGGCCGTGTACCAGTGGTCGCGGCCGTCGGCCATCAGGTCGATGAACTCGGCGGCGGGCCGGCCGGTCTTGCGCGCGTAGCTCTGCGCCATGGCCTCGCGCTGCACGCGCAAGTAAGCGGCGGCGTCGTCCATTTCCTCGGGCGACCCGAACTGCCCGGCCTTGGGCGTGTGGATCATCATCGAGGCGTTGGGATAGATCCGCACTTCATCGCCGGCCATGGCGATGAGGCTGGCGATGCTGGCAGCGACGCCTTCGATCTCGACCACGATGCGGCGGCCGGACTCACGCAGGATGTTGTGGATGGCCACGCCTTCGCTGACGAAGCCGCCATCGCTGTTGATGCGCACGCGCACATCGCCGGCCGGCGCGCCTTTGAGCTGTGCGGCGACCGCCTGGACGGTGACGCCTTCATCCCAGAAGCTGGCGCCGATGGGGCCGTAGATCAGCAACTCAGCACCGGCGGCGAGAGCGGTGGCGCGCAGCACGCCGCGCTTGGCTTCGGCGGCACTCGCCGATGCTTCGGCCGCGAGATGGCTGGTGCGGTGGCGCGCGGAGGCGTTGGGCGGGGTCATGTTGGTCTCCGGGGGCGGCGCGGAGCCGCTGGCGTTCGCGTCGGGGATTCCCCACTGGCGCTTGCGGGCGATCCACGCGGATTGCTGATCGAGCACGTCGCGCGGGTTGGCGCCACGGCGGCGGATGATTTCGGGCCCGGACATGTAGGTGTGCTCTTCCAGCACGGCCATGGCCTCGGCCTCGTGCAGCGGGTTGATCCACGGCATCTGCGGCAGCGCGTACATGGCGTCGCCGATGCTGGCGGGGTCGAAGTCGGCGGGCACGCGCAGCAGGCCAGGCGTGGCCAGGGCGACAGCGGCGAAGCGCTCATAGCGGCGGCGCGCGATCGCGCTGATGAACTCGTAGCCGAGCACGCCGTAGGCGCCGTACTGCTCGACCAGCTCTTGGCGCTGCGCGGAGTAGGTGCCGTTGTAGTTCTTGGCCAGCGCGCTGAAGCTGATGCGCATGCCCGAGGCCGCGGCGCGCAGCTGGCCGTTGCGCCAGCCTTCGAGGTTCGGGTTCGGGCGGTTGGTGTCGACCGTGCCGACGGACTCGCCGGGGCGCAGGCTGTCAAACACCATGCCGGGCGCGAGGCGCGCGGTGCGGTCGCGATCAGGCGCACCCTCCGGCAGCATCGTCGGATCGCCCTTGATGATGAAGGCCGCGAAGCACGCGGCAATCTTGGCCGCGATGCGCTCGCTCTCTTCGTAGTCCTTGAGGTCGTCGAGCCGCGTGAGCACGGACGCCAACAGGCTGATGCCGCGCACCTGCCCGATGCGGTCGACCAGGCGCAGGTGCATCACGCGCTCAGCCGGCACCGACTTGGTCTCACCGACCAGGGCCAGGGTGTCGCCGGGGTGTTGCTTGTACAGGTGGTAGGCGACAGGTCGCCCCCAGGCGTTGCGCTGGACCCCTTGCGTGATCCCTCGGCCCGGGTCGGTGAGATCCCACGGCAGCAGGTCCGGCTCGATCATCTCGAGGCTGTACGGCACGCGGGTGCCGTGGTCGAGAAGCGGCACCGGGCCGATCAGCTCCTGCGTCAGCACCTCTCCGTCGCGGAGCCAGGTGCGGCACAGCAGGCGATCCATGCTGCCGATATCGTGCTGCCAGGTGACTTCCGGCCGCTTGGCGAAGTCCGTGTGCAGCATGCCGAGCTGAAAGGCGAGGTCTTCCAGCACGTCGCCATTGCGGTTACGCGGCTGCGGCTCCACGCCCACACCGGTCGCGCCGATGATGTTCTGCGCCAGGGTGTTCAGCGCGCCGCTGACGATGTCGAGATTGCGGTCGAGGTGGCGCGCCATGTTGCGCACATACAGGCCGCTGCCGACCACTGCGTTGTTGCCGCTGCCGAAGTCGCGCACGGCGTCGCGGAAGCGGTTGCGGTCGGCGGCGTCGTAAGCCTTGTGCGAAAGCGCGATGGCCTGCCGCGCCTGCGCGCGCTTGAAGCCGTGCAGCGGAGCCACGGTTTCGATGGTGCGATCGATGGCGCGGGCCAGCCAGCTCATCGGCGGAAGCCCTCGCAGTGCGAGTGGCCATTGCCGCTGAAGTCGGCCAGGGCGTACAGCGAGGACTGGCCCTGCGCGCCGGCAGCTTCGGCCTTGACCTTCGCTTCCCACTCGCGGCGGCCGTCCTGAACCATGCTCAGGTCAGCCAGCGTCAACATGCGCTCACCCATGCGCACCGACTGGCCCTTAAGGATCTTGGCCTCGGCGTCCAGGTAGGTCTGCAGCATGATTTGCGCGGTGCTCGACATGCGGGCTGCGGCTCTCGCACCCCGCGACCGGCGGGGAGTGATGCGCATGCTCCGTACCCAAGTGCGTCCCGTCTCGGGGGAACGGGACGCACCCCGAGCGAGCTACGCGGCGCGCTGCTCCGTCGGCGTCGCGCGGCCGTCTTCAGCGTCGATCACGGCATACAGCGTGCGGCGCGACATGCGGAACTCGCGACAGATGGCGCGAATCGACTTGCCCCCCTGCAGGGCCGCGCGAATCTCGGCCACCGGGTACTGCGGCTCGCTGGCGCTGGCCGGGATGTACAGGTCTTGGCTCGGGTATTCCTCGACCAGGTACGCAACAACCGCCTCGACCACCGGACGGATGTCGTCGCTATCCAAGCGCAGACGCAGCGCCGCACCGATGGCGAGCTCATCCACCAGCTCGCTGACACGGGCACGACAGCGAGCGACTTTGCGACTCATAGGCGGCGGCTCCAGGCATCGGATGCGACGGGGGTGGCGGGCGCGAGAGACCTCGGCGCATCCGCCGGCTTGAACACGGCGGCAGGTGGCGGCGCGGACTGGGAGGCCGGGCGCGGCGGGCCGTCACCTGGCGTAGTGAACAGATCCATCACCGCCGGCTCGAGCTTCGACTCCAGCGCGGCCCAGTCGGCATCGCGCCGGACATGCAGGCGCACACGCGGGTGCACGGCAGCGGCGTAGGCATAGACCCAGCAGTCGAAAGCCTCGTTGCGCACGGACTTGTCGCGGACCACCCAGCGCTTGAGCGTCAGGTCGTAGCGCTCGCTGGTGATCTGGCGGAAGAACTCTTCGGGCATGTCGTCCGGGATGTGGCAGCGGCGCTTGTCGGCATCGGCGCCAGCGTCGCCCATCAGTCGGGCGAAGAGCGTGGTCTTCGTGGTGTTGACGCCCAGCGTCCACAGCTGCACGCCGTGGCGCTGAATGCGGCCGCGCCAGTTGACGTCCTGCAGGGTTGGGCGGCCGATGATCGGTTTGGTCGGGTCTTTGCTGCCCTTGATGGCGATGACGCCACGCGCGGCGTTCTTGCGCGCCCAGTTGTAGACCTCGTGCGTCCAGTTGCCGGAGTCGATGGCGACCACTTCGGGCCGCAGCGGCACGCCGCAGCGGTTGGCGATGGGTGCGAACACGATGTCGTCCAGCGCGTCCCAGTCTTCCTCGCGCGTGGGGTCGCCCGGCACTTCGACCCAGTCTACGAACCAGCAGACCTCGCCGCGGCCCCAGCCGCAGACCAGCACGGACCAGCGGTTGTGCTGCACGTCGATGCCGACGGTCAGCACCAGGCAGCCGGCTGGCAGTGTGCGGCGCTGCCAGGCTTCGCGGCGTTCCAGCAGCTCGCTGCTGTCGACCTTCTGGCTTTCGCTTTCGTAGGTCTCGCCGAGGATGGTGTTGGTGAAGGTGATGGCGAAGTCGGCATCGGTGCGGGCGCGCGTGCGCTGCTGAGCAATCTCCGCCCAGGTGTCGCCGAGGCCGATCGGCGAGTAGAGCGCGTTGATGTGGTAGCTGCGGATGGCGGCGCCCGGGTTGTCCGGGATCCACTCGCCAGCCGCGAGCATGGCTGGCTTGTGGTGCTCGGCGATGAGCGTGCCGCAGCCCTCGCACAGGTACTGGCCGTCTTCGGTCAGCTGCTCGATCACCAGCCGCTGGCGCACGCCACAGTGCGGGCACGGGACGTGGTAGCGGCGCTGGTCGCCGGCGAGGTAGGCGCGCTCAATGTTGCTGGAGCGCTTCACCGTGGGCGTGCTGACCTTGAGGATCTTGCGGCCGGGGAAGGTGGTCGTGCGGCGCTCGGCGAGCTCGATCGCGCCGCCCTGGTCGTTGAGGTCGTCGGGGTATTCGTCGATCTCATCCATGGCCAGGTACTTGACCGGCTTGGAGCGCAGCGTGCTGGAACTGTTGGCGCCGGCGATGAACAGATGACCGGCAGGGAAGGCTTTGCTTAGGGTGGTGTTGCCGCTGTCGCGCGCCTTCGAAGGCGGCAGGATCTCGGCCAGCGCGGGGCTCTCGGCGATCATGTTCGCCAAGCGCTGCTTGCTCCACTCTTCGCCCATCTGCACGGTGGGCTGAACCACCATCATCGGCGCCGGCGCGTGGTGGATGACGTAGCCGCACCAGTTCAGCAGGGCTTCGGTGCCGCCGACCTGCGAGGACTTCATGAACACGACTTCGCGCACGGGCGAGCGCGAGCTCAGGCATTCCATCAGCTCGCGCATGTAGGGCGTGCGGGCTGTGCGCCACGGGCCAGACTCGTTGCCGCCTGCGCGCGGCAGCACGCGGTACTGGTCCGCCCACTCGGCCACCGTCATCGGCGCGGGGATGCTCCAACCCTTGGCCCAGCCGGCGCGAAAGGCTTCGACGCCGTCGGCGGTCGGCAGCGGTTCGGCGCCCATGGCCAGCATCACGTCGAGGGTCATGCGGCGACGGCCTGCTGCGGTTCGAGCGAGGCGATCAGCTCGCACACGCGGCGCAGCTCATCGCTCAGCAGTACGTGCACGCGGTGCGGATCGGACTCGGCCGCCAGCTGCGGGGCAAGACGGTCGGCGATGCCCATCAGCGCTTCCTGCCCTCGGCGCGAGAGGTCGAAGGCAGTGCGCTCGACGTCAGTGCGGCTGACCAGGTTGCCGGCCTTCTCTTCGATTTCCATGTGCAGCAGGCGGACCTTCTGCACCTTCTCGAGCCTGGCGGCGTTTGCCAGCGACAGCTCATCGCCAGAGCCTTGACCGTCGGCATCGGGCGGGGCCGTCGACGCCGGTGCCGTGCCCGGCTCGCTGGCCGCCCGAGATCCAGACCGGCCGCCCTTCGTCGGGTGCATGTCTTTGTCGAGCACCAGGTCCGTCGCCCGCACCAGGATCCGGCCGCTCGAGTCCAGCACCAGCCGGCCCGCCGACTTCCACCGGCTGATCAGCGGCTGGCTGACGCCGCGATGCGCCGCGTACTCGGTGACGTTCATGGTCTTAGCGTTGTCGACGGCCGTGGTCATAACCTCACCAGCCCCGGCATAACCGGTCGCAGAACCCTGCACCTAGCCGCGTTTTGCGGCCATGCAACCCGCATCGCCAAAAGCGGGGGAGGACCCGTCCGTTCAGGTTTGCCTTCACATATCCATTCAGGTTCGCCTTCACGCGGGCGACCCCGGCGACTCGGGCCGACCGACGCCGAGCAGGCGCTCCAGGGTGGCCATGTGGCCTGCGACCTTGGCCGGATCGGCCGGCACGAACTCCCGCCGCTCTGCTTCGATCGCTGCGACCGGCTGCTCAGGTAGCGCACCGCCGCGCATGACGTGATCGTGGGCGCGCTTGTAGGTCTGTTCGAGCAGGCGCATCGCACTGGCGGCGGGCTCGCAGCGGTAGCGCGTCCAGTCGAGGCCTGGCCATCGCACGCCGTTGTGGTCGACGCCACCCTGCAGGACCAGGCGCGTGAAGCGCGAGTAGGTGCGCGTGTCGATCTCATCCCGCACCACTGCCAGGTCGGGGATACCCAAGCACCGCGCACGGAACTCTGCAGGCATCGGCACGAACGGCGTACCCGTCAGTCTGCAGGCCTCGATGCCTGCGGCGATCTGGTCATCGGTCAATCCCGCGATGGCCCGCATCCACTCATCGCCCGCAATGCGCAGGCTGCCGTCAGGCTTCTCTGGCGTGTCGCCGAGGTCCTTGCACCAGCGCTGCGGGTAGATGGCTGCCATGCGCGCCCACAGGCGCCGCAGCACCGCCCTACGCCGTTCGGCCTCCATCGATGACGCTGAGACCGGCAACGCGCCTGCGTGCGAGTTCATCGCCCCACTCGCAGGCTCGCTCTGCACGCTCGCTCGAAGATCGCCCACCTGCAACCGTTCCAGACCCATCGCCGTGTCCCTTGCCGTCCTGTGCCCTACCCCTCACCGTCGCCACCAGGTACGCCAGCTTCGGAGGCCCCTGTCCCTTGCTGACCAGCTCTGTCGCCACGGCCTCGATCCATTCCGGGCTGATGCCCTCCCGCAGCGCCTGCAGCAGCCCAGGGTGATGCGGCTGAACGCCCTGCACACCCACCGCCCGCAGACGGCGGCACAGCGCACCGGCCACAGTCGGCGCCACGCGCGAGGACTCACCCTCTCCCTCAGGCTCTACTACGGAGTAGCTGTTATCTGTTCTCTGTTGTGCGCCCCTCATCGGCGCATCAGGGGTGCCCCTCATCCCGCCCCTCATCGGCTCGGAACCCGCATCACTGCTGGATTCTTCGCCGCCCCTCATGGGGTCCCCTGATCCCGCCCCTGATCCGCCCCTCATCCTGCGGACCTGATGACACTGAGCCGCGATCGCACATCGAAAAACGAGGCGCCCTTGAAAGCCCGGCACACGCTGCAACAGGCCCGACTCGACCAGCACATCGAGCGCATGCCGGATCGTCTTCTCGCTCGGGGTCGTCTCATCCGCGCTATGCCGGCCACGCACAGCGGGCACCGTCACCGTCTCGGCCAGGCTGCGGTAGGTCACCGTTCGCCGCCCGGGCTCACCCACACGGAAGGTGCGCCCGCACATGAAGCGGCGCAGACCCTGCAGGTAGATCAGCCTCGCGACGAGCGGCAGCTCGTGCAGCGCCGCATCCTCTTCCGCGTACCAGTGACCGTCGGGCCCGCTCAAGCCTCACCCTCCAACCCCGCCGCCTGCAGCGCCTCACGCGCCCGCCGCAGCTGATGCTCGACCTGTTCCGGCGTCAGCGCCTGCAGGGCCTTGCGCTCGGCCTCGCGCTGCTTGCGCGCCACGTGCGGCAGCGCGAACGGCCGGCGTGACTTGTCGCCCAGCGGGCTCAGCTTCGGACGGCGCTTACCCATGGGCCGGGAACTCCACACCCGTGGCGACCTGCCGATCGTGCTCATTGACCAGACACCGCCCCGCTTCGCACTGCCCACCGATGCCCAGGTGCGCGTGCTGGCACGTGCGGTAGCCATCGAAGCAGCGCGCCGGCCGCGCCTGCAGCTCAGACGCACGCACCGACGCCGCCACGTAGGCGGCCACATCCGGCTCCACATCGAACTGCTCAGGCGCAGGCCCATGCACCACGCGGAAGCCCGCGAGGCAGCGTGCCGAATCCCTGATGACACGGCACAACACACGCTGCGCCTCAGCCCGCTCATAGGTATCGAGATCGCTCAACCGCTGCTGCATGCCACCAGACCCGAAGGCCGCAGCACGCAACTCCCGCCGCCGCATCGCCCGCGCCTTCGGCGGCCGCGCAGGACGCTTGCGCGCCTCCCGCAGCCCCCGCATCAGCGCGTGTGCCTGCGGCAACGTGCAGCGCATCGCAGCGCGCACCGCGTCGACATCCTCGGCGAGCTCACCGTGCTCGACCGCCCACAGCGCGAACGCCATGCAGCGGCCCGCACTCAGCCACTGGCGCTTCGGGGCCGCCATCAGCGCCGCGCCCGCTTCGGTGCCGTGCCGGCCACCCCCGCCTGCTGCATCAGCGCGGCCAGGGCCTGCAGCTGCTGCTGCATCTGCGCCATCGCCGCCGCCTGCACCGCATCGGGCGCGCGCAGGAACTTGTCGACCAGGTAGTGCACCGGGCCCAGGTCGCCCGTCGCCTCGATGTAGCGCTCCAGCTCCGACACGCTCACATCCCGCACCCGGTCGCCCGTGCCGCCGCTCAGCTTCTCGGACAGCTTCGAGGGCGCCACATCGATATCGGCCGCCGTGCGCGCCAGACCACGCTGGTACACGCCGGCGGCCACACACTCGCGCAGGCTGCGGTGGCGGCGGGAAATGCCCTCTTCGAGCGTCAGAGTCAGCTGCGCAGACATGGGGAACCTCAGGGAAGGATGCGTCCCCGTGTTTCCCCATGTCGAGCCCGACGATAGGCCCCATGGATGAGCACGGAAGACAGACGAAGGAAGCCCCACCCCTCCCCCAAGCGCACCGCGCAGGGGGTCGCAGCGCACTCGCGCAGGGCGGGGGCGGAACTGCGTTGCAGGGAGGGGCGGGACATGGGTCAGGCCTTGCCCGACAGCGCGCGGCGCAGGGCGCGGATGGCGCTTTCGATCTCAGCAGGATCGACACCCGAAGCACTCGCTTCGAGCTCTCGCTCCCCGCCGCGAATCCTGTAGGTCACGGTGGCGCCACACGCGGTCACGTCGACCGACGCCACCGCCGCATTCATCTGCTCGTGCACGCGGTCGCTCGCATCCGCATCATCCGATTTCACATCGCCACGCGGCCCGACAAACCTCTCCATCTCCAGGCGCTTCAGCTCAAGCTGCGCCCGAACAAGCCGCGTGCGCGCCTCCAGAATCCGCTGCTGCAGGCTTCCTGCCTCATCGGGATTCAACGGCGCCAACTCCGGCACCGTCTCGAAGCACACCACGCCGCCGAGACGCTCCAGCGCGAACTGCAGATCGGCCCGGCCGATCTTGAAGTACTCCGTGCCCGTCGCGGGGTTCACCGGCGCCCAAGAGGGGCAATCCCAGCCACCCACAAGCACGATGCCAACGTCCTCGCCGCGGATGCGGACAAAGCCGCCCTCTTGCTCGACCGTCCACCGCTGCTTGATGCAACCGCTGCGGTACAGCGCCACGCGCAGCTCGCACGTCCCGCCCGCACCATTGCCTGCCACCACTGTCACCAGGGGCATCTGTCAACCTCCGAAAGAAGCGGCGCCCAGCCGCTGGTACGCTGGGGTTTCCACACCGACCAGCCCAGCGGAGGGCACCGTGATCAACGACGACGAACCACCGAGCGAAGCGCAGGCCCGACAAATCGCTACCGGCCAATACATGGCGCTGAGTGCAGCTGTGCACGCATTGATGGCCACGCACCCAAGGCCTGCCGAGATCCGCGCGATGTTCATGCACTTCCTCTCGGTTCCAGATCAGATCCTTCTGACCCAGCAGGCCCTGCAGGCGGACGATGGTCTGCGGCAGGCATACGCCGAAGTTCGGCTTTCGCTGCTCGACGCACTGCCCGGAAGCTGAGCCGATACGCGCAAGCGATCGCGCGCAGTTGGCTCAGCACAAAGCGGCTGTACTTAGGAGGCGGCTTCATTTCGCGCCGACCTCGGCGAGGCAATCCCGCGCCTCGCGATCACACAGCGCCCGGCCGACCCGCTCGCGCTCAGCGCACAGCGCAGCCCACTGCTCGGGCGACAGCTCCGGCGACGGCGCGATGAAGTGGCACACCGTGTGGCGGCGCATGCGAAGGTGCTCGGACAACGCATACCGGGGCGCAGCACCGCCGCGGCCCATCAGGGCCTGGCGCGAGACCAGCGGCAGCACCTCGATCTGCGCGGGCAGCGCTTCAGCCGCCGCCTGCTTCAGCTCGGCGATCAGGCGTTCGAGTTCGCCCGCACCTTCGATCTGGATCAGCAACCGCAGCACTTCGTCGCGGATGGCCATCTCACGCCGCCCTCTGTTCGGCCGCGCTGGGCGCGGGGGTGGTGGGTTGGGCTTCTTGCGGCTGCAGGCCCCAAAGGTCAGGGCGAAGCTCTGCGCGCGCCACCTGCCCTCCCGTCGCCGCCTCAATGCGAAGCGCGAACTCGGCGCTAGGTCTGCGGCCGCGCCAACCAGTCGCCAGCTGCCAGAGGTAGCCGTCCGACGTGCCCAGCGCACTGACCAGCGCGGCGCGCCGGGTTTCGTCTGCGATGAAGCTCTTCAGGTCCATGGCAGGCAATGTAGCGAAACGCTAAACCCAGCGCAAGCACCACGCTACTCGCGCGGCGTAGCGCGGCGCTATTGAATGCTGAGCATGGAAACCGTCGCCGACATCCGCCATGCCAACCTGATCGAACTCATCCGCCGCGCAGGCGGAACCGGCGCGTTCGCCGAGCGCATCCGGCGCGACGCCAGCCAGGTCAGCCAATGGGCCAACCGAGCGCCGGACTCAAAGACCGGGAAGCCGCGCAACATCGGCGACCGCGCGGCCCGACACATCGAACAGGCCCTGCAGCTACAGCGCGGCTGGATGGATGCCGTGCACGCGCCAGCGGCGCCGTCGACTTCCTACATCGGCAAGGATGCCAACCTCGCGCGCTACCGAATCGAGGAAGGCACCACCGAGAACGGCGCGCGCGATATCGCGTTCATGGATGCAATGGGCAGCTGCGGGGGCGGCATGCTGAACATCGATGCTGAGATGCGCACACCCCTGCTCAAAGAAGCAGGGTGGTTCAAGCGCTACCGTGTGCAACCCGAAGACTGTCTGGCCGTGTGGGCCGACGGCGACAGCATGGCCAGCTTCATCGTCGATGGCGATATCGTCATCTTCAACCGCTCGCGCCGAATCCCTCGCAGCGGCCAGATCTTCTTGATCGAGCACCCGGACGGCCTGCGAATCAAGCGCCTGCGCCGAGAGATCGACGGCACGTGGGTGCTGGAAAGCGATAACCCCGACAAGCGCCGCTTCCCCGATGAGCGCATCGGCCCTGAGGAAGCGCACCTGTTGAACATCGTGGGCGAGTTCGTGTACCGCCAGGGCGGCTAGCGCAAGCGGCGGTAGGCGGTCACCTGCCCTTCGATGCAGTGCGCGACCATGGGCCAGTTGTAGCCGTGATGATCATTCCACTCTGAGGCACAGGTCTGCACGACCTGCTGCAGCTCGGGCGTGCTCGTTACCTGAGGGTCGTTCATCCAGCGCTGCACATCGCGCGCCCCGTTCTGCTGGCGCTCCAAGCAGTGCGCCTGCATTCTAAAGTTGCCGGGCCACTCTTCTTCGCATCGTGCCATGAGCACCTTGCGAGCCTCCATCGCCCTCAAGGCACCAGCGTAGGACGCCTCCGCACGGGGCGCAGGCTCGCCATCTTCATCGCAGTGCGATCGCCACTCACCATCTTGGCACCGCCGCGAAGCACCCCCACCAGCGAAGGCACGTCGCTCGCCCAACTCTTCCCGCGCGACCTCGCGCATCTCCCATCCCTGGGCCCTGCACTCAGCCTCAGTGAGACGCTCGAATGCCGTCCCAGCAGAGGAGTAGCAGATTCTCAGGGTTGCGGGCGGCTCGCGCCGCTCGTTGAAGTCGAGGTAGGTCCCGCCTGCGACCTCACAGTCACGCGGCGTCGCACTCAAGATCGGGGTGCCACCCTTCGACATGCACAGCCCTCCGCGACCTTCCGCGGGCAACGAAGCGGCTGCCAGAACGAGCAACATCAGTGCAGCAGAGCGCATCGGACCTTCTCCACAGGTAACCAAGGAGAGGATGCCACAGGGCGCCAAACGTCCCACGCTCAAGAATTTAGCGAATCGCTATTGACACAGAGTTTAGCGCGGCGCTAATGTCCTCCCCACGCCGCACCCCGCGGCACGGAGGGAGCACCCATGCAGCACGCACCCATCACCCGCACCGGCCCGCAGATCGGGTACGCCTTTGTCGCCGGCGGCGTGGTCATCAAGAGCAGCGAGCGCCG